GCTTGACCGCCATCGCCGCGAGTATCTGTGCAATCTGCCGTTCGATAGAACTCAGGATAGAGTTCCACAGCTCGCCGACACGGGCGGCGCCGTCAAACATGCCCTCGAAGAACTGGCCGAAAGCACTCTCCATCCCCTGTGCCGCGCCCTGCATGATGGTGGTAATGCTCATGCCGATCCGCTGAATCACCGGAGTCATGCTGTCAAGCTGAGCGCGGATCGCGGGCAAGGTCATGCCCGCGATCTTCTCCCAGGCGGTGAGCATCGCGGCGAGGGCCGCGCGCTGTTCGTCAGTGGAAGCGCCAGTTCGCTGGAGGGCCGCGAACTCTCGCCCTATCGCCTCCTCTGCCGTCGCCTGAATCTGCCCGCGAATGCCGACCTGCGCCGTCACGTCTCGTTCAAGTTTCAACTGCCCTTGCAGCAGCACGAGTTTCCGGTCGTAGCCCGCGCCCGTGGTCGCGATCTCCTCGTCCAACAGAGCGAGACTCTGAGCAAACCAGCGCCCCTTGGCGTCTGCCAGCCTCTTCTCCGCGTCCAGTTTCTTCTGCGTGCCGTCCTTGTATTTCGTGACTTCCGCCTCGCACCGCGACATGTAGGCCGCGAGGTCTTCCTGTCCGCTGTCGAGTCGCCACTGGAACCAGTCGGCGTCAAGCTGTCTCTTCGCCTCGGTGGCCTGCCGCTCGTCTTCTGTCGTTTCCTGCCCGCCCTTCGCGAACGCGTCCACGATGCTTTGCACCGTCTTGCTCGCGGACCCGGTACGCTGCTGATACATCTCCTCGGCGGAGGCGGCACCGCGCTTGGCCCACTCGTCGAGTTCGGTTTCCAATGAGGCCGCGAACTTGAGCTCGTCCGCGTTCGTGCTGCCAGAGTATTTCGCATAGGCCGCCTGTAACCAGGCGAAGTAGTCGGCCCAGGTAGCCTTGCCGAGAGCGACCTCGGCCTGCAGCCGCGATTGATATCCCTGTGAGAGTTCCAGGCGCGTGGGCGGGGCCTTGGCTTTGTCACCTGCACCGAGGCCGCCGATGGTGGGCGGGGGAGGGCGCGTCTTGGCGGCTAGAGCTGCCGCGTCCTTGGCATTCTGTCGCTGGTAATGTCCAGTCAGATCATCATAGGCCTTCTTCAGGTCCCGAACCTGCGCCGCCTCCTTCTTATAGGAATCCGTGATCCAGTCGTGCCGCTGCGCCAGAGCGTTCCGTGCATCCTGCCATTTCTTCCATGCCTCCGCGCGGTCCGATAGCACTGCGCCCGGGGCCTTGGCATTGATGGCACTGAGTTCGCGTAGCTGGACGAGCACGCCCGCGATAGCTCCTGCCGCGGCGAGTCCAGAGGCAACTACCAGCAGCATCGGTCCGCCCGTCCCCGCGAACCAGGCCGCTGCACTGCCGGCCGCGCGGATCGCGCCGGGCAGGGCAATGAGGTATTTCAGCACTCCGCCCAGAGGCCCCAGCAGCCTGCCCAACACGGTCAGCACCGGCCCCAGGGCGATGGCAAGCCCCCCCGCTGTCAGTAGCGCGTTCTGCTGCTTCTCGCTCAGTTTCCCGAACCAATCGGCGGCCCGCTGCGCCCACCCGATGATCTTCTCGCCGACCGGGACCAATCGCTCCAGCACCGGGATCGCCTGCGTCGCCAGGTGAACCGTTAGGCCCTGGAATCGCGCGTGCAGGTGGTCCATCTGCTCATCCAGTTTGTCGGCGGCCCGCAACGCGTCCTCACTCATTACCACGCCCATGCTGTGGGCGGCCCGCCGCGCCTTTTCCATGTCGTCGGCGGTCATGCCGAGCAGCGGCGCCACCTCCGCCAGCGCGCGGCCGAAGATCTGAGAGGCAAACATGTTGCGTGTGGTCGCGTTCTCCATACCCTGCAGCCCGGAGATCGCGAGCGGGAACACGTCCGACATGGATTTGAGCGAGCCGTCCGCGTTGTGTACCTCGATTCCCAGGGCCTTCAGGACCTTGGCGGCATTGCCGGTCCCAAGCTCCACGCCCATGAGAGATCGCTGGAGGAACACCGAGGCGCGCGTCACGGCCTCGAAACTGATTCCGTTCTGGTCGGTGATGAACTTGAGTTCCTGCAGCTGCTGGCGGGAGAGGCCGGTGGCCGCACTGAGGTTGCGCAGTTCCTCGGCGTAGTCGGCCGTCTTGGTGGCCAGGACCGCCGCGCCGGTCGCGAGGCCCAGGAGCGGGAGGGTGACGCTCTTCGTGAGGAAGCTGCCCATCCTCTCCAGGCTGCGGCCCGCCTTCTGAAAGGCGCGGTCAATGGACGCGGCCACCTTCTTGGCCTCCGCGTCCACAGCCCGCATATCGCCGACCGCCTCGCCCTTGTTGACCACGATCCGGCCGAATAGGGTGAACAGGTCTACCGCCATTGCGGCCTACTCATCTGCTTCCGCACGTTTTCGCTCCCCCAACTTCCGCATCTTGTCCTTCATGCGAGCGAGAGTCTGCGCCGCCGTCTCGCGTCGTGATTCACCACTTTCACCTCCGCCTGCATCACTCAGGCCAAGGCGATTCAAGTGCTGCACGAACGTCACCTGACCTCCGAAGTGCCAACCCACAAACGCCGCCTCCCGCATTCGCTGTTTGCGATCCTCTCGCTCCGCCTCTGCCGCGTTTTCCAATAGCTGGCAGAAGCGCGCGAACGGAAGGGCCTTCAGGTGCTGGTCGGTGTATCCGGTTTGTCGGATGAGCCGGTAGAGGTCAGCCGCGAAGCGATCCTCTGACCGAACGCGGTCAGCTTCTCGCGACTCGCCTCCCACTCGGCGAAAAAAGCGTCCACGTCACCATGTTCGGACAGCGCGGTTACCCACCGCAGAACCCAGTAGCCGGGGAAGATTTCCGGGTCGCGGAGTTCCCCGATGTCAACCGGCCGGGGGGACTTACCGTCATCGTTGACGCGCTCGATCATGCTGGCAGCGAAGGCCAGGACGCGCTTGCTCTGTGACGCCGCGGCTGCAAGGAGCGGCCCAGTCAGCAACGCCCCGAAGTTGAGCGGCACTGCCTCCCCAATCAGCGCACGCGCGTCAGAGACGGCACTCCGAAGCCCCTCGCCCGCGATTGCGAGCAGGGCCGTGCAGTCATCCCAGCCCAGGCGTCGGAGTTCGTACGCGACGCCCTCCACCTCGAAGCGCGGCCGTTTGGCTATGAATGGCCGCGCGCCGCGGGCGGGGTCCCCGTCGCCAGGGACCCGCGCCGCGGTTTCCTCAATCTCTTCTCGCCTCTCGTCTGTCATGGGTCTCGCTCCTTAGCCCACCGGATACCAGATTTTCCAGGGCTGGACCGTGATCGCGGCCGGGTCATAGGTCGCGCTGAGTTCAATCGGCAGCACCGCCTCCTCCTCGTCCTTCGTCCCGATCACGAGATCGCCGGTGGAGATCGCGTTGTCGAGAACGAATACGATGGGGTCATCGAACCCGGACAGGTCGCACACCAACGCGACGTTGTTGAGGTAGGAGGCGTCGGACACCTCGCCCGGAGTAATGACGTAGTGGTCAGAGGGGCCGCCCGCGTCATACTGGTAGGAGGCAATCACCAGATCGTCGGTGATCGGGATGTTGCCGGCCGTGAACGTCACCACGCCAGTAGCCAATACGACGGTGTAGTGAGTGCCAAGGACCTTCACCACAGCCACGCCGCCGGCCGCCGGTTCCACCGCGATGGTCGGGTTTTTCGTCAGGTCAGCATGGCAGGTGAACTGATCTTCGATGCCGTCCCCAGTCCCGATCACATCCATCGGCACGACCGTGATCGCACCGGCCCCGGCCTCTTCACCGCCCGGAATCGCCAGGAGCAGAGTGTCCCGACTGATCTCCCGGAGTTTGGCGGACAGGGACCCGGTGCGACGTTTCGGCCGCATGAGGCCCTTTACCGGGACATCACCGGCCCCATCAATCGGGATACGCCGCAGGGCCTCCCCGGAGATCTTCCACTCGGCTCCGTCCACAGTCGCGGCGATGATGTCGCCGGGCGTGTCAAAGTCCACGAAGTTCTTGTACAACGCGCCGGGGCCGAGCAACAGGTAATTCGGCGTGTTCGCGGTGATCCCGCTGCGGCCCCACTTCATCGTTGCGCTCATTGTGCGTCTCCTTGCTTAGGTTCTCGCAGCGACCGCTGCGGCTTCAACCGTGTCGTAGTAGCGCAATCCGAAAGCCATCTCGCGCCGCCAGGTGTCGAGGTCCGGCTCCGGTATCTCCTGGTCGGGGCGCGCGAAGAATCGCAGGGCCTTCGCCTCCCCTCCGGAGACCGTCACGCGTGCCTGCACCAGCAGGGCGCGCGTCCGCGCCCGCACTGCCAGCAGGCGATCTTCGTTCTTGCTCTGGTCCCACAGCGCGAGGGTGTACGTTCCCTCATACAGCGGCCAGTTCGTGGGCGAGCAGCTTATCGAGTAGACCAGATACGGGAACTCCGCGTCCTGTGCGGCCTCGTCGAGATAGCAGCGCACCTCGCCGTCCATTGCGATTATCAGCGTCTGATCTTGCGTGAGCACCGCATTGATCTCCTCGATTATGGCCTTGACGGTATCCATCACAGCACGGTCCTCCGGCTCAGGATCGCCTTGCAGCGCGCAACCGAGTTGCGGAAGGCCCTTGACAACCAGGGCCGCGGAGCCATGCGGCGCGTCCCCATCTGGAGGCGTAGGCCCTTCTCCAGATCGGTCCCCACGTAGCCGGTTGCACTTTCCGAATCCGATTCGACGCGTGTCTTGACGCTCTGGCGCAAGCGTCCGTACATGGTCGCCGGGGCCTCGCCGGCCGCCGAGGCGATATGGAGTTTGCCGCCCCGTGAACCCACCCCGACCGGCGGCCGCTTCCCGCCGCGCGCTCGCCGCGCCGTCGCCGTCTTGGTCGTCACGAGGTAGTAATGCCGCCCATGCCGCGGCCCACTCAGGACTCGCAGGGTCTCGGTTCTGACAACCTGGGTGCAGGCCCGCACGCGTAGCACCATCTCCTTCTCCAGCGCCTTCTCGATACTGGGTAGGTTGGATTTGAACAGCGCCCTCCCGACTTGCTGCATGAGTCCCATCACGCCACCTCCAGCACGGGAATGCGCACTGAACTGCGCCGCCCGCTCTGCTGCCCGGTTTCGAGAGGCCGGAGGGCCTGGCCGTTGACGCGGAACTCCGTGGCGTCGAGTTGGAATTCCAGACGGCCGTTGACCAGAATTTCGTGGGTGACGCGCGTGTGACCGCGCTGCTGATAGCGCGCCTGATTGCTCACGTCGAGGGGAATGAGGCGGCCCCAGATGACGCGCTGCAGCACCCACGGGCCGGCCGTGTGGCCGGTCGCCGAGCGGGTCAGCGTGCGCGTCCAGATTTCCACTCGGTCGGTCAAGTCCATATCAAAACCCCGGACACAGCCTGTAGGGCTGCCACTCGGTAGGAATGTACTGTCCGTCATAGGTCACGGACCCGACGCCCGTCTCGGACGCGGAGGGGACGCCTGCGACGCGTTGCTCATACTGGCGCGCGATGTGGCGCAAAACCCCGATGGCGACAGGCGAGGGTATCGGGTCCTGCTGGTATTGGAGGGCGCAGAGCAGGCGCGTAGAGTCGGAGGAGCTGGCGGTGACCTTCACGCCTTGGCCGACGCGGGCCGTCAAGGTGATGGTGTCACCGTCCGCCGCGGCCAGTACCCCGACCGCCCCATAGATCGAATCATTGATGCAGGCGGCGAGCTCGGAGGCGGTCTCCGCGTCC